AGCCACTCGGCCAGGCGCTCGAACAGCTCGGCACCGCCGGCGGCGTTGGCGATCTCCTCGAACTCGATCTTCATGCCCTCGGGCAGGATGGCCGCGGCATCGGCGGCCAGCTGGGCGACGGCGCGGCGCAGCACTGCGATGTCGTCCGGCTTGGCGCCGGGGCCATAGCGACCGATGCGCAGCGGCATGCCGAACAGCTCGACGTAGCGCATCCAGTCCTTCACGCCGTAGGCCTTGCACATGAAGGACACCGCCACCAGGCGGGCCACCCCGCCGCGGATCGGCAGGCCGCTCTTCAGGCGCGGCTGGTGGACGAGCAGCTTGCCCGGCGGGATCTCGCGGCCGTCGCCGCCTTCCTCGCGGATCAGCAGCGTCCGGCCGGTGGTCTTGTCGAACTGGAACCAGCGCGGGTCGCGCCACTCGTAGCGCACCGGGCGCAGCTGGGCGCCGTCAAGCTGCCAGATCGGCTCGGCCACGCTGAAGCCCTTGCCGATGGCGTCCAGCAGGTCGTCGAGCAGGTCGCCGAACTCCGGGGCCTCGGTCAGCTCGCGCACCGCGTCGGCCAGCTCGATGTCGCGCGGCGCGTCGCTGGCCGCCTCGACGCCGACCGGCAGGCCGGACACCGCGCGCTTGCGGGTGCCGAGCACGGCGGCATAGTGCGGGTCCTTCTCTTCCATCTCCTCGGCCAGCACCAGGTAGTCGAGGATCTCGCCCTGGGCGGCGCCCTGCAGGATGCTGCGCAGGCGCGCCGGGTCGAGGCTGGCGACGATGGAGTCGGCCGCCCAGGCCTGATGCACGCCGGTGGTGGTGGCCTGCACGGCCTCCTGCAGCAACTGCTGGCGACGGATCGGACGGCCGTAGGCGTCGAGGATCTGCGATTCGGCCATTACCAAAGCCCTCCCGCGCCCCAGCCGCTCGGCGGGGCGTCGTCGTCAAATGGTCGGTTGGGGTTGCGGCCTCGGCCCACCGGCTCGTAGCCGTAGGCCTCGACCTCCATGCGGCTGGCGGCGTAGGCCAGCACGCCGGCCACCGCGGCGTCGCCGTGGCGCCGGCCGCCGCCCTTCTCGGTGGTGCGGCTGTCCGGCACCCGCGGCACGCCCTTGATCACCTTCAGGGCGCGGTAGTCGTCGAGGGTGTCCTTGTCGGCCGGCAGGTCGCACAGCGTGCCGTCCTCCAGCGCCGCCTTGAACGGCGGCATGTTGTCCCGGTACCAGCGCTCGCTGAGCATCACCTGCTCGATGCGGGTGTGGCCGTAGCGCACCGCGGCGGCCTCGGCGATGGCCTGGCCGTTGCCGCGGGCGTCGTTGGCGCCGCCGATGAAGCCCGGCAGGCGGTCGACGATGAAGAACAGGATCTGCTCCTGCTGCTTGAACGGCACGTTGCGCAGCTCCACCTGGAACGGCGGGCGGCGGCGCAGGTCCTGCTCCTGGAGCAGCGGCAGGATCACCGAGAGGTCGCCGCTGCGGCCGAAGTCCATGCCGTAGAAGCTGCAGCCGCCGGCCGGCAGTTGTGCCAAAAGCGGCGCCAGTTCGCGCTCGCACCAGCCCAGCGAGTCGGCCAGGCGCAGGTGCTCGGCGATGGTCTCGTAGCCCTGCGGGTAGGCCAGGCGCAGCACCGGCACGTCGCGGCTGGAGCGCTGCTCCAGGAGCGCCAGGGACAGGTAGGCGCCACCACCCTGGGCGGGCACGCAGTCCAGCTCTTCCTCGGCGGCATCGCCATAGAAGTCGTAGACGTCCTGCACCCAGGCCGCTTCCTCTTCGGCCTTCCACTCGATGCCCTTGCGCAGGCAGACGCGGCGGTACAGGCCATCCTCCACCGCTTCCTTGAAGGTGCAGCGGAACAGCTCACCCTTGCGCTTGCCGGCGCGGATCTCCTCGATCAGCTCGTTGAACGGGTTGTCGGTGCCATCGTGGGTGCTGATGACGTGCACCTCGCCGCCCCAGATCAGCAGCGCCAGGGCGGCCTTGAGCAGCTCGCGCAGGTCCTGGTGGAAAGCGGCCTCGTCGATCACCACCACGCCCTGGCGGCCGCGCAGGTTGGACGGCCGGCTGGTCAGGGCGACGATGCGAAAGCCCGAGGGGAAGCCGATGGTGTAGGTCTTGATGTGCTTGCCCGGGTCCTCGTCCGGCCAGATGCCTTCCTCGATCTCGGAGGCCGCGTAGTTGAAGGCACGCGCCCACATGGCGCAGGCCTGGATGTACTCCACGGTCATGTCCTGGTTGTAGCCCAGGTAGTAGACGGTCTGGCCCCTGGCCTCACGGCTGGCGGCGGCCACCAGCACGTTGTCGGCGGCCTCGGCCCAGGTGAGGCCGATCCGGCGCGACTTCTCGCCGACCTTGAGTGGCGAGCGCAGGCCGATCCAGTCCTTCTGGTAGTCGAGCAGGACTGCAGGGATGTCGAGGGCGGCGGTGTTGTCCAGGTGGACCGGGATGCTCACAGGTCTTCCCCTGCGAAGTGGCCGAGACTGGCAATCACGATGGCAATAAGGAAGACGATTGCCCCCTGTGTCTGCTCAGCCGTCTGGGTGTAGCGGGTCAATGCACAGACCAGCAGGAAGCAGGCAATCAGCTTGAATATATTGGACCCGTTCACCCCGCCACCCCCAGAATCTCCCGCCTGATCTCCGCCACGGTGGCCGCATCCAGGCCACCTTTCTTGGCGATTTTCTCTACCTGGCTGGCCGCGGCTTCCGCCTTGGCGCGCACCTCGGCCTGCCACTTCTTCTGCACCACGGACGCGCGGCCCAGTTCGGCCACGGCCTTGGCGACCTTGGGCAAGTCGATCTGGTCGCCCTCGCTCATCAGCAGCTTGAACAGGTGCTCCTGGACCAGACGCATCAGCGCCTCGTTGACGGCGCCCTCCTCGTCCGGCGCGGCGGCGACCACGGCGCGGGCCTGCTCGCTGGCCAGCTTTAGGGCGCTCAGGCGCTCCTCGAAGTTCTGCCCGTAGCGGTGCAGCGCCGACTTGCCGATGCTGAAGCCGCGTGCGGTCAGCTCCTCGGCCAGCGCCTCGTAGCCGGCGAAGTTGTTCTCGACCAGGGCCTGATCCAGCCAGGCCTTTACCTCGGCCGGCAGAGCGGCCACCTTGCTGCGCGGCGGCATGGTTCAGCTCCAGTACTTTTCCGGGCGGGCGATGCCGGGGCGGCAGTCCACGGTGTATTCGGCGATGTCGACTCCGTAGTGGGTCAGCCCGGCGATCCACACCCCGGACGGCTCTTTCTTCAGGGTGACCAGGGAGCGGTCCTTCAGGTAATCCAGCTCGCGGCGCAGCTCCAGGGCAGTGGCATCGGGGTAGATGCCCTGCAGGGTGGCCAGCACCACCGCTTCATGCGGATCGACCGGGCGGGCGTTGTTGAGGGTGAGCAGGATGTACCAGCGCATGGACTCGCGCCGGGCCTTGGCCGCATCAATGTTCATGCATGGCTCCTTTGCCTTTGATCTGGATGACTTCCAGCTTGGAGGCCAAAGCGTCGAGCTTGGCCTCGATGACGGTCTGGTTGCGCACGTAGTCCTCGCGGCGCACGTACTGCAGCGGCAGCTCGGCCTGCCAGCGTAGGAAGTCCTTCTCCAGGCGCTGCACCCCGTCCGCCTCTCTGTTGAGGCGCTCCAGGACGTCGGCGAAAGACTTGCTCCAGCGCTCGGAGGACTGGCGGTGGCCTTCCTCCATCGCCTGAAAGCGCTGGGCCATGCGCGCGTCGTACTGCCCCATGACCCGCCAGAACAGGCCGGCCATGGCGCTCAGCACGGTGATCAGCAGGCCGATCGCCTGCCACAGATCGATTTCGATCATCGGGCCTCCAGCAAGTCGATCAGCCGATCGAGCTGTGCGGCGCTGTTGCGGCACTGCTCGGCGTAGTCGATGTGGTGTGCCAAGAGTCCCGCTTGAGAGACGCCTGAATCGAGTTGCTCAGCGGCTGCGGCTTCGGCGGCCGGCGCAGCAGCTCCTGCGGGATCTGCAGGGGCGGCAGGCAGCTCGGCGCCGGTGGCGCGGTCGTAGAGGCGCACCCAGCCGCGAGTGAACACGCAAGCAGGCACAGGCTCAGGCGCGGCATCCAGCGCCTTGCGGTAGAGGGTCGAGACACGGGTGACTTCCTTTTGCAGTTGGTCGCGGGTGGTGCGGTGTTCGCGCTGTTGCTCGGCAAGCTGGGCGGCCAGGGCGTCGGCGCGCTGCTGCTCGGCCTGCAGGGCCTTGGCGGCCTGTTCGGTACTGAGGCGGACGGCCTCGGCGTGCTCCAGGCGCAAGCTCGTCAGCTCAAGGTCGGCATCCCGCTCTGCGATTCGGTATCCAAGAAGGCCAGCGGCCAGGGTGCAGGCCAGATAAATAAGCACGGGGGCAAGGATTCTCAGCCAGGTCATCTGATCCTTCCCTTCACCTTGAACATGAACATCGGCTCTGCGTCAGGTCCGTGCACCAGAGGGAACAGCAGGCCTTCGATGTGCGAAAACACCAGAATCAGAGGCTCCAGTGGCGCCCACTTGGCAAACACCAGCGGGGCCTCGCTGTCGATGTCGCCCATCCAGACCGGAATGCCGTAATAGCTGCCGTGGTGAGTGCACCCAAGCCCCTTGGCCTCGGAGGCGGTTGAGTAACCAAGCGCCCCGCTCATCCAGGCCAGCAGCTGGGCGATCATGCGCGCACCCCCTGGGTGGTCAGCACGCGCAGCACGGCGTTGAGTACCGGCAGGCCGACCGCCACGGCGGTGTAGAGGTTGACCGGCAGATGCGGCTGCAGCAGGCCGGTGCCGGCTTCCAGCGCCACCAGGCCGGCCGCGACGGCATTGGCCCACAGCGTCTTGCTGCGGCTCCAGTGCTTGCACTCAGCCATGGCGCACCCCCTCGAGGATGCCGGCCAGGGCCAGGCCCTCGGCGATCAGGCCGTCGCCGTACCAGTGGCCGCCGGGCAGCGGACCGGGACCGTTCTCGTGGCGGACGATGGCCTTGACCAGGGCGCGCATGGTGGCGAAGTCGTAGACGTCGACCGCCTCGTCGTCGGGGCCGATGCCGAGCGCCTTGGCGACCTGTTTGGCATAGGCGTCGGTGTCGTTCTCGTGGGCCGGCGCCCAGCGCTCGACGATCTCGCGCACGCTGTCGATGCGACTTCCATCCTTGGCCCGGCGGGCATCCTGGTAGGTGATCAGGGTGCGGGCGATGGCGCGGATGCCCCAGGCCGGATGGCTGAAGACGATGAAGCGCGGATCGCCGGACTGGTCCAGAGCCATGCCCTGCCAGCGGGTGCCGTTACGCTCCAGGTTGCCGGGGTTGTAGTTGCGGATGCCGCGGGGCTTGGACTGATGGCGGGTCATGCGGATTCCTTGTGCAGACTGGCCCGCAGCTCGGCCAGCCGCGCACGGCCGACCTCCGGGGCGGATTTGGGGAAGTCGGAGATGCGGAACTGGGTGTCTTCTCGGCGAGGCGCAGCTGGCGGCCGCTGCTGGGCCGCCTCAGCGCGGGAGGCCTTGTGCTGGCGGTACTGCTGCACCCGGGCGAAGGCCGAGGCCACGTGCTCGCGCACCAGCTCACGCCAGTGCTCGGGGCAGCGGGTCAGCAGCTGGTTGCGCCGCTCGCGGCTGGGCTCGGCCAGGATGGCGGAGGCCCAGTCGCGGGGGGAGCGTGGCGGGTGAGAGGCTTGTGCGTTCATGCCGCCATGGTCGGCGGCATGCGGGGGGCTGGGTCAGTAGATGGGGTTCAGTGCATGCGACAAGGCCCGCGCAGGCGGGCCTTGGTGCTATTCATTAACCTTCAGACTAGATAGCTTGCTGGCTGGAACTGTAAGGTCCTCACCGAAGCGCGCCGCCGTTCTAGACCCGACATCCAGCAGCTGCAACGCATTTTTTTTCAGACTTTCATTGGCCTCAGCGAGCTTGGTTAACTCATCCAGCTGCTCGCCTAGCGCGCGCAGCTCGCTCTTTTTCAGCGCCTCGTACATGTACGGGTTGGAGTTTTCGAGCTTCTCTTCACGAGCGCGACTGACAGCCTTTTCCGCAATGGAGATCGACATGTTGGCACGCATCAGGCGGCTCATGTCACGCAACGTGTCCCGTGACACCCGCATGTACTCGAGAGCGAGAGCCACATCTTCCTCCCCATAGCCGGCATCAGCGCTGGTCAGGCGGATGATCTCCCTGTCAATCTCATCAACTCCAAGCTTCGCCTTCTCGAAGTACTCGCCAAAGGTGACGTTGGTGGATTCGCCATGGTAGCCAAGCTGCTGAATCACATAGGCTGTTGCGATCTTGATTCCGGGCTTTGCCATCTCGGTGGCTTTCCCTTCTTGGTATTTGACCCAGCCAAAGCCCAGGCCCACTACGATCACAGTGCAGCCAAGCAGCAAAAGCGGGATCTTGCTGACACCCGGCTTAGCCTTTTGGGCAGGCTTCGCACTCAACGCTTCTGCCTCGCGTAGGCGCCTCGCCATGGCCTTGTGATAATAGATGCCGCACTCAGGGCAACGTGCAGGGTCAGCATTGTCTTCTGGCTTTGGCGTGTGGCCGCATTCCGGGCATTGCATAGATATCCCTCCTGGCTGGATCGGCCGCACTTTAGCCAAATGCAAACAGCCCGGCAAATGCCGGGCTGCTCTACGTTGCGCCTTCACTCAGTGAAACAGCGTCCCCTGCGGTACCTCTTCCTGCTCCAGGGGCTGCTTGAGGATCTCCCAGACCCAGCGGTCCGACAGCTTGAACTCGCGGGCCAGGGCGGCTACGGCGGTGTTGGCCGAGGCGCCCTTGAGCAGCGCCTCCTCGAACTGGCGGTGAATCTTCAGGTCGCGCAAACGGCGCAGAGCATCGGCGCAGCGAGGGATGTAGATCTTCTCGCCGCCCAGGTGGCGGGTCAGCTTGCTGGCGGCCTCCTCACCGAGGATGTCGGCGAGGGCGGCGATGCGGATCAGGCCGTTGCGGTTGGAGCCCTTGGCGAACTCCCAACTGGTACCGCCCAGCTGCTCGACCAGCAGCATGGCCGTCGGCATGCCAACGGACGCGGCGATGTCGAGGATCTGGCGGGGCAACAGTGCTTCGACCTGAGCGATGTCCATTATTCCGGCCTCCCGTGGCGCTTGGCGTCGTAGACCAGCGCGGCGACGAGGCGCTGCAACTGGTCCGAGTCGCACCATTCTACCCGCTCGACCTTGAACATCCGGCTGCACATGGCGTCGGCGTAGGCCCAAGGACGGCCGGCCGTGGCCAGCTGGGCCTCGATCTTGCCGATCAGCTTCTTCCGATCCGGCGCAGGGTTCGGGGCTGGGCGGCCCTTGGGCTTGGCGGGCGGCTGCCAGCCGAGGCGTTGGAACTCGGCGAGCACCGCCGACACCTGGCGGGGGTTGAGGTCCTTGGCCGAGGTGACGCCGGCCACCCGGGCCAGCAGGGCGCGGTAGGTTTCGTCATCCAGGCCGAGAGCCTTCTTGGCGATGTGGATCTTGGCCAGGTTGGATTGGCGCAGGCTCATGGCGTGGCCCTCGACTTGCGCTCGCGCAGGCGGGCTTCCTGCTCGTAGCGGCAGGCCTTGCAGAAGCCGCGCAGGTAGCCGCCGGAGAGCCCGAAGAACTCCTTGTCCGCCGGCCACCACTCGCCGCAGACGCTGCACTGCTTCTCGGTCCCGTAGTCGGCCTGGCGCAGGTTCGCGCGCTTGGTGGCGGGTTGTGTGCTCATGCCTCGATCCTCGCGGCAGATTCGGCACAGGCGCGGCGCCAGATCAGCCAGTAGTCCTGCACCTGGAAGCTGTCGTACTCGCCGGTTTCCGGGTCACGCAGCAGCTGCTCGGGCTGGAGATTGAAGTCGTGGAGCATGTAGGCCTCGAAGGCATCGCGGTTGTCGTTCATGCGTGACACCTCGCGCGCAGCATTTCCGCAAAGCGTGACGGGTCACGCTCGATCAGTTCGGCGACGTTGTGGATCAGCAGGGTGATGGCTTCGGCCGGCTCCTCGAACTGGCCGGCCTGGCAGATCCGGGCCAGCTCGGCACGGGTGCCGGCATACATCTCCATGCGGTACTCCTGGGCGCCGACCTTGGCGCGGTGCTCACGCTCACGGTCGCGCTGGGCCTGCTTGCGCTCGCGCGCCAGGCGGGTCTTGCGCTGTTCCTTGGTTTCCTTGCTCATAGTTGGCTGCTCGTCAGTACCGGGCCACCACGCCCGGCAGACCGCCCCGGTTTCCCGGGACGGTTTCGCTACTTGATTCGGTCGCAGCGGCGGACGCTGCCGTCCTGCCGGACGATGCGCACGTCGGCACCACGGCGGACGACGATCACGCCATCGTCAGTGGACTGGAGGGTGAAGCCCTGGCGCTGCAGGGACTCCAGGGCGGCGGACTGGGCGGCTTCTCTCATGGCGCGTCGCCCAGGATCTTCGCGACAGCAACTCGGGCCTTCAGGTCAGCGGCCCGCACGCCTGCACGGATCGACTCCATGTCCGGAGCGAGGTGGATTGCATCCATGAACGCAGTCACAGCCTCCAGCAGCTCGGGGGCTGCAGCGATCAGGCGGGCATCCGCTACGTTCCTCGGACCAGTCAGCTCGCAGACCCCGATGCCATTCAGGCCGGGGCCGTAGGTGCGGGCGATGGCGTGGGGCTCACCCTCGGCGTAGATCCGGCACAGGTTGCCCTGCTGGCCTACATGCCAAGGCCCTGGCGTGTGTTTGCTCATCCGTTTTTTCTCCATTGGCTGCTCGTCAGTACCGGGCCACCACGCCCGGCAGACCGCCCCGGTTGCCCGAGGCGGTTTCGCTTACCCGTTGAGGGCGTCGCTCAGGGCCTTGACCTCACTGAAGCGGACCAGGCGCTTTGCCGGGACCTGCATCGGCAGGCCGGTGGCCGGGTTGCGGCCGGCGCGGGCGGCGCGCGTGGCGGGCTTGAGCTTGCCCAGGCCCGGCAGCGGCACGTCGAAGCCACGCTTGAGGGCGCGGGTGGCGACCTCGCCGAACTGCTCCAGGACGGCGGAGACGTGAGCCTTGCTGATCGGCACACCGGCCACCTGCAGCTCGTTGTGGATGGTGTCGATCAGCTCTTTCTGGGTAACGGCGGTTTGCATGGTCATGGTGGTGCTCCTTGATTAATGGATGGCCTTGCTGGTTTTGGCGTATTCGGCGCAGATCTCGGTGGCGCTGGCTTTCACGCGGAGAACCTCGCGCTCTACGACGGCATACAGCTCGTGTGCGATGAATGAGGCGTCGTTTTCGCCAATGCCAAGCTCGGCGCTCTGCTCAATGGCCACGGCGCCATCGGTCACGGTGATGTTCAGAACGATGGTGTATTCGGCCATCTCACACCCCCGCGATGTCGAGGCTGATGGGCCGGTACTGGTCGCTGTCGCCGATACGCTCGTAGACGCGGATGTACGACTTGGAGCCAACCACCTGGCAGGCGTCGCCGATGGCGTCCATGGCGCGCAGCCAGCGCGCGTCGGTGATGTCCAGGCGGCGCAGTGCCAAAACTCGCGCGGTGCGGATCTCCCCTTTGGTGTCGACGCGGAAGGCATCGTTCACCAGGGTGGCCAGCTCGGGGCGGGCGCCCTCGGTCCACTCGCGCAGGCACTCGTCGATCAGCGCGCGGGCAGCCTGCAGGCGCTCGTCGAAAGCGATCGACTCCTGGACAGCGCGCTGGATCTTGTAGCGGCCGTCGAAGCTCAGCAGCGAGACGTTGCCCTTCTTGCCGCCGAGCTTGGCGCCGTACTCCTGGGCGGACAGGTCGAGGAAGGCCTCGATCTCGCCGAAGGCGGCGGCCTTGTACTGCACCAGGGCGTCGTGGGTAGCGCGGGCGCGCTCGACCAGGGCGAGCACCAGCTCGTCGCGCAGCTTGTCGACCGGCTTGATCTGCTCCTCGTGGATCAGTCGGCCTTGGGCGTCGCGGCGGTAGCCGGCGGGGATGGTTGCGGTTGCGGTCATGCGGTGTTGCTCCTTCAGTGGTGGGTCGGCTGCCGTTCCAGGTCGGCGGCGCGGGTCTTGGCGAATTGGTAGGTGGCGGCGAAGGCGAGCACCCGCTCGCCCTGGCACACGCGCCACATGCGGCCGGCGTTGCGGATCTGCAGGGGTTGTTTCTCAGCGAGCATCGGGGGCCTCCTTGGCTTGGCAGCTCGGGTGGTGCGGGCAGCGCTGGCAGGCACGCCAGCCCTGCATGGCCATCGGGTTGTGGGTCGGCGCGGGCTTTTCGCGGAACTCTTGGCACTGGATGACGGTGACCACCTCACCCTTGGCGGGGCAGTCCAGCTTCCCCAGCTTGGCCAGCACCCGGCGCTCGATGCCGGCGGTGCTGGGCGAGGGGTAGCGGTTGACCAGCACCAGGCTGACTGCCGAGCGGCTGATGCCGAGGCGCGCGCCGGCCTTGGTGCGGTTGCTGCGCGCCACCTCGGCGGCGAGCAGCTGGACCCACAGGGGCGGCGTATCGCCCCAGGCGTCGAGGTTGATGGCAGTCATGCGGGCGCTCCTTCACGGACCTCGGCGTGCTGGTACACGACCTTGCCGAGGTTGGGGTCGAACACCTGGCCG